GATGCTGATCGTCGTCGTGCTTTAAATGAATCTAGTAAAACTGTTTCCGATCAAGATAAACGAGAGTTTATTATGGACGTTTTAAAGGTCGGAGAGAATACTGTTGCGGAAATGTCGGGGGACGATCTAGACACCTCCTATAAAAAAGCCTTATCAGACTCGGAAAAAGATGTTGGAGGTAGAAATATGGGTGGGATGGTCCGTGATGAACTAGGTTACATGCAAGGCGGCATGGGCTACACTCCACGCGGTCCTATAAAGTACGCTAAAGGCGGAGCGGCTAGAGGAAAAAGATTTAGCGGTAGTTATTAATGGCAGACCCAACGACCTTTGCATATTTGTTATTAAAGAGTATACAAGGACGCATAGAATTAACACAGGATGCTATCCTGCACGGTTCCCCGAAAGATATGGAATCGTACAAACAGCTTGTTGGAGAACTCAACGGGTTAGAATTTTCTGAACAAGAGATTAAGGATCTCTTGCAATCTTCGGAGGAAGAATGACCAAAACCTTATACGTGCCCGACCACGTTGCAGCGTCGGAAAATGCCGCAGTAGCTTCTGCGTATGTTGAAAAGAATCAAAAAGTTTTAGATCCCTCCCTTGTAGGAAAAAAGCTTAAAGAACGTCTCCCACAACCGACAGGTTGGCGTCTGTTAGTTATGCCATACATGGGGAAAGCGATGACAGAAGGTGGTGTTCACATCCCAGACGCCGTCATAGACCGTGAGGCTCTAGCCACGGTTGTTGCTTATGTTCTCCGGGTAGGACCCTTGGCTTATAAAGATAAAGCTAAGTTTGGGGAAGTACCGCTACCGTGGTGCGAGGAAGGCGATTGGGTTTGCATAGGACGTTATGCCGGTGCTCGATTTAAAATTGATGGGGGCGAAGTCCGCATTATAAATGATGATGAAGTTATCGCAAGAATTTTAGAGCCCGACGACATAAAGCATGTTTAACCAGAAAGAAGAAAGAAACCATGGAGAAAAGCCATGCCACCTGATTTAGATGAAGCCACCATTGATGTTGGCGATGAGGAAGAAAAATCTACGGACGTTAGACTTTCTTCTGAAGAGGAAACTTCAGAAGTAGTTGAACCTTTAGAAAAAGCTAGTGCCTCTAATGAGGAACTTGAAGAATATAGCTCTAATGTAAAAGGTAGGATTAATGATCTTACCAAGCGCTTTAGAGAGGAAGAACGTCAAAAGCAGACAGCAATAGAGTTTGCCGAGAATGTTCGCAAAGAGAATGAGAACTTAAAAACCCGTCTTGATAACCTGGATAAAGGGTATATTGAGCAATTTGAGGGTAGAGTTGATTCTCAACTGGATTCTGCAAAGAGATCTTTAAAAGAAGCCCACGAAGTAGGTGATGTTGATAAAATTGTGGAAGCTCAAGAAGCTCTTTCACAACTTTCGGTAGAAAGATCTAGAGTGAATGTGGCTAAAACTCCGCCACCTGCGGCTCCTCAGCCTGCGGCTCCGCCACCTGCGGCTCCTCAGCCTCCGGTTCAAGCAGACCCTAAAGCAGAGAAATGGGCCTCTAAAAATGACTGGTTTGGTGAAGATGAGGTTATGACATATGCCGCTTTTGGGCTTCACAGACGTTTAATTGAGGATGAAGGCTTTGACCCTACCTCAAATGACTACTACGATGAACTTGACAAACGAATGAGAAACGAATTTCCTCAGAAATTCGAATCTAATTCTAGGTCTAACGGGGGAAGAAAAGTCGCGTCGGCTGAATCTTCCAAATCCCGCAATAGAAGTGGACGAAAAACTGTGCGGTTAACCGCCTCACAAGTTGCTATTGCGAAGAGGCTTAATGTGCCACTTGAAGAATATGCAAAATATGTGAGGGACTAACCATGACTACTGAGAACACAACTCGCCAAGAGTCTACGAGAACGCCAAGAGCCAATCAAACTCGTGCAAGGCAAGCACGCAGGGAACCTTGGAAGCCACCGTCCATGTTGGACGCGCCACCCCCTCCAGAGGGTTACAAACATCGTTGGATACGGGCCGAAGTTATGGGTTTTGATGACCGTAAAAACGTAGCAGCACGCTCCCGTGAAGGTTGGGAACTGGTACGTGGTGATGAATACCCCGATTTCGATATTCCGACCATCGATGATGGTAAGCACGCTGGTGTTATAGGTGTAGGTGGTCTTTTACTTGCAAGGGTTCCGGTTGAGGTTGTCGATGAACGTAACGATTATTATCGGACTATGACTCGCAATCAAATGGCGGCGGTTGATAACGACTTAGCTCGTGAACAACATCCCGCTATGCCTATTAGTAAACCTGATAGGCAATCTCGTGTAACTTTTGGAGGTCCTGAAAATCAGGACTAGGAGAAGAAAATGGCTAATTCTAATGGAAGCTTTGGTCTTCGTCCCTTGAGCAAACAGGGCGGAGCCGCTAATTCCACTGGTATGACCCAATACTCCGCGTATGAAATTGCAAACGGCAATACCAGCAAGTTTTATCATGGCGAACCCGTGATACCTCTTTCTACTGGATATATTGACGTGCCTGGTGCAGCAGCTGGTGGAACAGTTGGTATGCTTGGCGTATTTCAGGGTTGTGAGTATGTGTCTAGTACCACTGGAAAAACTGTTTGGAGTAACTACTGGCCCGGTTCTGGGGCAGATTCCAATCACCCGGTAAAGGCGTTTGTCAACGATGATCCAATGCAACTTTATGTAATCGCATCGGATGCTTCGTGGACAAGTAAAGCTACGGCTCGTGCCGCAGTTTTTGCTAACGCTAACTTCTCAACTACTATCACAGGAACAGACGCCACTGGTGTTTCGTTAGGTCGCCTTGCGATCAGTACGATTGCTACCACGGCTGCTCTGCAAATGCGTATTGTAGGTTGGGTTGACGATCCAGAGAACGCTGATTTCTCAGCAGCTGGTATCGGGGCAATTGTACGGTTGAATAACCACTTCAATAGCAACAATGGTGCTATTGCGGCTGGTACTCCTTCAACCACTGGCGTATAGGAGGATTGAAAAATGGCTATTAGTAGAGCCCAACTAGCGAAAGAGCTAGAACCTGGCCTCAATGCCCTTTTCGGTCTTGAGTATGCCAGATACGACAACGAATCGGCTGAGATTTATGATACCGAATCTTCAGAGCGTGCTTTTGAAGAAGAAGTTATGCTCTCCGGGTTTGGTTCAGCCCCAGTGAAAGCTGAAGGTTCAGCCGTTTCGTTTGATGATGCCCAAGAAGCGTACACTGCAAGGTATACGCATGAGACTATCGCTCTTGCTTTCTCCATTACGGAAGAAGCAATTGAAGATAATCTCTATGATCGTCTGGCTTCGCGCTATACGAAAGCTTTGGCACGTAGCATGGCCAACACCAAACAGGTGAAGGGTGCAGCTACGTTGAATAATGCTTTTGATAGCACGTTTACTGGCGGTGATGGCAAAGAGCTTTGTGCAACGGATCACCCTCTTGTTAATAACAATGATCTTCGCAACGAGCCTAGTACAGCTGCTGACCTGAACGAAACCAGCCTTGAAAATGCTCTTATCGACATCGCAGCGTTTGTCGATGAGCGTGGTTTGAAGGTATCGGTTCGTGGAGAAAAGTTGGTTGTTCCGCCAGCGTTACAATTTGTGGCGGATCGTCTGCTTGAATCTACTCTTCGTCCGGGAACGGCTGATAATGACGTTAACGCTTCGCGGAACATGGGTATGCTCCCGCAGGGTTATGTCGTTAACCACTATCTGACAGACACGGATGCTTGGTTTATTAAAACCGACGCTCCTCGCGGTTTCGTTCATTTTGAACGGATGGCAATGTCTACTAAGATGGAAGGCGATTTCGATACAGGCAATGTACGATTCAAAGCCCGTGAGCGTTATAGCTACGGTTACTCTGATCCACGTTGTGTGTTCGGTTCACCTGGCGCGTAAAGCGTAAGGGGAGAGGGAAACCTCTCCCCCATGTTTTTCTGGGAATAAATAGCTCTAGCGACTGCCCCAGCAGACTCTTACAAGACGCTAGAACGAAACCTTTGTAAGGAGGAAAGCCAAATGGCTAATACAACCTTTAATGGTCCAGTTAGATCTGAAAATGGTTTTGAACAGATCTCTGTTAATTCTACAACTGGCACCATCACCACCAATCTTGATGTAGATAGTAGTGGTAATATAACCACCACTGGTTACGTTTCTGCGTATGACAATGTAGTCTCGATCACAGACGCTACTTACAGTGTCGAAT